TTTAGCTGCTGCTATACAATCAGAACTTGTAAATCAACGAAGACCGGGAGGCTTATTGAGTTAATGGCTACTTTTCCAAGCATTGAACCAAGTTTTAGCGTTAAAAAAGATCAAGCACCTGTAAGTAAAGTTGTACGTTTTGCTGATGGATTTGAGCAGCGTTTAGTTTTTGGGATTCCAAGCCATCAAAACCCAAGACAATATAGTTTGCGTTGGGAAAATATTACAGAAGATGAGGCTGACACTATTGATTATTTTTTACAAGAACGTGCTTTTGATAAAGAAAGTTTTGATTATGCACCTCCAAGAGAAGATTTTACAAAAACAGGCACTTATTCACAAAGCAGTACGACTATAACTATTACAATTACAAACCATAGATTATTTGTAGGCGATTCTATAGCTATAAACTTTACTTCTGGGACATCTGCTGATGGCACATATATAGTTTCTTCAGTCACCAATGCAAATGTTTTTACTGTAACAGCAAGTGGTGGAGCAACAACAAGTGGTAATGTATCAATAACAAAAACAGGAATAAGTAAGTTTGTTTGTGATAAATGGACAAAAACTATTAATGTTCCAACTCTTGCAAATATTGACGCTACATTTAGAGAGGTATTTGAGCCAGCATGAGTACTGATCCTGTTTTTAGTGATATACAAAAAGCGAATCCATCAGCAATTATTGAATTGTTTACGTTAAGTCTTGATAATAATTTGCATGGCTCTACAACTGTCTATAGATTTCATGCTGGTACAAACTTAAATGCAAATGGAAAAATTGTATGGGATGGGAACGATTATTTAAGGTTTCCTGTTCAAGCTACAGGTTTTGCTTATCAACGTGGACAATTACCTCGCCCTACTTTAACTGTAAGTAATGTAGGTTCTCCTTCTATTTCTGCAATATTATTAACTGTAAATCAAACTACTGCTGGTAATGATTTAACAGGTGCAAAAGTTGTAAGAATTAGAACTATGTTGAGGTTTTTAGATGCAGCCAATTTTTCTGGGGCAACTAATCCATTTGGTACTCCTGATCCTACAGCAGAGTTTCCACAAGAAATTTATTATATAGATCGTAAAAAAGCAGAAAACAGAGAGGTTGTTTCATGGGAACTTGCAGCAGTTTTTGATTTAGCTGGTATAAGATCGCCAAAACGTCAATGCACCAGATCTTTATTCCCTTCTATTGGTACGTTTGGTCAATGAATTGGAAAAATGATGCATTGGCTCATGCGAAAAACGAAGATCCTAAAGAATCTTGTGGATTATTGTTAAATATAAAAGGCAAAGAAAAATATTACCCTTGCAATAATCTTTCAATGACTCAGCATCAATGTTTCATTATTGATCCAATAGATTACGTCAAAGCTGATAATTTAGGCGAAATAATTGCGATTGTACATAGCCATCCGACAACCCCACCTACTCCAAGTCAAGCTGATCGCATAAGTTGTGAGCATAGTAATTTACCTTGGTATATTGTTAATCCTAAAACAGAACAATGGGCTGATTTAAAACCAGAAGGATATAAACCAGAATTGTGTGGAAGACCATGGGTTTGGGGCATTACAGATTGCTGGTCTTTAGTGCGTGATTATTATAAACAAGAGAAAAATATAGAGTTAATTGATTATGAAAGATCTATGACCCCACAAGAATTTTTAAAAAATCCTTTATTTGAAAAATATGCAAAAGATACAGGATTCAGAGAACTAGGTAATGATGAGGCATTAAAAAAAGGAGATGTATTATTAATGTCAATATTGCATCCAACTTTAAATCATGTAGCTATTTTTCTAGATGATATGGTTTTACATCATTTAGCCGATAGACTATCTTGTAAAGAGCCATATTCTGAATGGCTATTAAAATGTACTGGAAAGAGGTATCGCTATGCTTCGGAAAGTTAAAATGTATGGAGAACTTGCAAACTTTGTAGGTTATGAAGAATTAGAAGCTGTTGTAAAAAATCCAGCAGAAGCGGTAAGGTTTCTTATAAGTAACTTTCCAAAATTAGAATCGTATATGTCAGATAAGTATTATCAAGTATTAGTTGGCAAACAAGAATTAGACAAAGAAGACTTGCATAACCCAATAGGTAAAGATGATATTCATATAATCCCTGTCATAAGCGGATCTGGTGGTAGCCCAGTAGGTAGAATTTTTCTTGGAGTTGCATTGATAGGAGCTAGTTTTTTATTTCCGGGTGCTGGTATGTTTGGTACAACTGGTTTGTTCGGTGCTGGTGCTGCTGCAACATCAGGAGTGGCTGGGGTGTTAACAGGTATAGGAACTGCTGTAAGTGCTATAGGTGCTGGTTTAGTTTTAAGTGGTGTTTCTGAAATGTTATTTCCTATGCCTAAACCTGAAATGCCAGAAGATGATCCAAGAATAACTTTTAGTTTTTCTGGAGTGCAAAATACTAGCAGAGCCGGAACTGCCCATCCTATTGTGTATGGAGAGGTTGTAACTGGATCTGTAGTGATTTCGGCTGGTATTGATACTAATCAGGTTACAGTATGACAGATAAAATTATTAAAGGTGCTGGTGGTGCGCCACCCTCTCCTCCTACTCCATATCGTGCGCCCGACACATTAAATAGCAGACAGTTTGCAACTATACAAGATCTAATATCAGAAGGCGAAATAGAAGGTTTTGCAACCGCATCAAAAGAAGGCAGAACAAAAGGAACAACTGCATATAATAATGCAGCCCTAAAAGATGTATTTTTAAACGATACACCTGTATTAAAATCTTCAGCTAATTCTGCTAATCCAGCTAATTCAGATTTTAATTTTCAAAACGTACAATTTACTCCAAGATTCGGCACATCAAACCAAACATTTATACCGGGTATAGTAAGTTCTGAATCTACAACTGGAGTAGGAGTTACAGTTTCATCATCTACTCCTGTTACTCGTCAAATATCAAATACTAATGTTAACGCTGTAAAAATAACTATTACTTTTCCTCAGTTGCAAAGAGCTAAAAATAATGGTGATTTAGTTGGGTCTTCTGTTTCTTTAAAAATACAAGTTCAATATAATAGTGGCGGTTATTCAGATGTCATATCAGACAAAATTACAGGTAGGACTGCTGATGCGTATCAAAAAGAATACAGATTAAATATTACAGGAGCTTTTCCTGTTGATATAAGAGTTGTAAGAGTAACAGCAGATAGTACATCTTCTAATCTTATTGATGCTTTTACATGGACAAGTTTTGGAGAAATAATTGATAATCCATCTACATATCCGAATAGTGCTTACACCAGTTTACGGATAGATTCTGAGCAATTTAGTTCTATACCAAAACGTGCGTTCCGTATTCGTGGTGTAAAAGTTAGAATACCCGGAGCTGGGGCTGGTGGATCTGGAACTCCAACAGTTGTTACGAATCAAGCTGTAGCTACTTCTTTAGGATTAGGAACTTGCAGTAGTTTTGGATTTATACATTATCCACAAAATTATATATTTAATGGAACGATGGGAGCAGCCCAATGGTGTAGTGATCCAGCGATGATACTGCTTGACCTTTTAACTACCGAGAGATACGGATTTGGTACTCATATTACAGATGCTAATCTTGATTTATTTAGTTTTGTAGCTGCTAGTAGATATTGCACAGGTAATAAAGGAGGAAGTGAGATATTAGATGATGGGTTTGGAGGTAAAGAACCAAGATTTAGTTGCAATGTGAATATTCAGTCATCTAAAGAAGCGTTTGATTTAATAAAAGACTTGGCAACTGTTATGAGATGTGTTGCTATATGGTCTGCTGGTTCTATAACAATTACACAAGACAGGCCAACAGATTCAAGTTATTTATTTAGTTTGGCCAATGTAACAAAAGAAGGATTTAATTACACAGGCTCAAGTTTAAAACAAAGACATTCTGTTGTAAGCGTTAGCTACTTTAATATGGATAGCAGGGAGATGGATTTTGAAATTGTAGAAGATACAGCCTTACAGTCTAAAATTGGAATAGTTAAAAAGACAGTAAAAGCATTTGCTTGTACAAGTCGTGGTCAAGCGCAGCGTTTAGCGAAGGCAATAATCTTTAGCGAAAATCATGAGTCTGAGGTAGTGAATTTTTCTACATCAATGGATGCTGGAGCAATAGTAAGACCGGGTTCTGTTATTACTATCAATGATCCTGTTCGTGGTGGAGTAAGACGATCTGGAAGAATAGCTGCTGCCACAACTACACAAATAACAGTTGATGATAAGCAAGACTTGGATACTTTTGGAGGTAGCAACCAAAGGATAAGTATAATTATGCCAAATGGATCTGTAGAACAAAAGTCAATAACAGGTATATCAGGACTTGTTGTTACATTAAGTTCTGCATTATCAACCACACCAAATATTAATAGTATTTGGCTGCTAGAAAGCGATAGTTTAGTTGGGCAAACTTTTAGAGTTGTAAGTGTTGAAGAACAAGATGGTGTTAATTATTCAATATCAGCATTAACTTATATTGCTGGTAAATATAACAATATAGAACAAGGTATTAGTTTGCCTACAAGAAATATATCGTTGCTTAATGAACCTAAAAATCCACCTACTAATTTATCAGCATCAGAACGTACAGTTATCATAAATGCTCTTGCTGTAACAAAGTTAATTTTAAGTTGGGTTGGAGTTACAGGTGTTAGCCAATATTTAGTTCAATATAGATTTAATAACACAAACTGGGTTACTGAAGTTGTATTTAGAACTGACTTTGAGTTAACTAATACTGAGGGTGGGGTATATGAGTTTAAAGTCTTTTCTTATAATGCAGCGTTAGTATTATCAGCAACATCAACAGATTTAACATTTAATGCACAAGGTAAAACTACACCGCCAGATGATGTTGAAAACTTATCTATAGAACCAGTTACAAGTAAATTAGTGAGGCTTAGATGGAATAGATCAACAAATGCTGATGTTATTCATGGTGGAAGGGTTTACGTCAGGCATAGTAATTTAACAGATGGTAGTGGTACTTTTCAAAATTCAGTTGATTTAATAACAGCACTTGCTGGTAATACTACTGATGCTGTAGTTCCAGCACTTGAAGGAGAATATATTTTAAAGTTTCAGGATGATGGGGGTAGATTTTCTCTTGGAGAAACAAGTGTCATCATGGATTTACCAGACCTTATTGATACTCAAGTTATATTGCAAGATAGAGAAGATTTAGACAGTCCAGCATTTCAAGGAACAAAATCAAATACAACATTTAATACTACAGCGAGTGCCTTACAGTTAACTAATCCAGCAACAAACGCTACAGGTGAATATGCATTTAAAGATATTTTAGACTTAGGTGCTGTATTTTCTCTTGATTTGAAAAGAATTATACGCTCGATTGGTTTTGTTATAGGTGGTTCTCCAATACCAGCATTGTACACTCAGTCAGGAACTACAGTTACAATAACCAGCAATTCTCATGGAAGATCAGTAGGAGATAGCATTAAATTTGATGCTACATCTGGAGGAGGTACTGATGGTACTTTTGTTATAACTGCGGTTACTACTAACAATTTTACCTTTACTTCTAGCAGTTCTCAAACAATCGGAAGTTCTAATTGTACTTTTGAATTTGTCAATACAATAGATGAAATAATACCTGCTGGATCTTTTTGGGATGATTACGCACTTATAAGTAATAATTTTGATGGACTATCAGCAGACCAAGCAAATTGTCAGATACAAGTAGCAACATCTGAAAGTGCGTCAGGAAATTTTGGAAACTTCAATAATTTTGCTAATGGTACATTTAAAGGTCGTAGGTTTAAGTTCAAATTGATTTTAGAAACTGGAAATACTGCACAAAACATGAATGTACAACAGGCTGGTTATACAGCAGAATTTCAATCTAGAACAGAACAAAACTATCAAACAGGGGGTTCTACATCAACATTGCCACAAGACTCAGGCACTTCTGCTAACGGATTAGATGTAACTTTTGGAAGTCCATTTTTTGTCGGGACATCTAGTTTAGGAGGAGTAAATGCTTTTAAACCTTCAGTTGGAATAACAATAATGGGTGCTGCTGCTGGAGAATATTTTGTTATTAAAACAGATACAAATGGTGATTTTCTTAACGCTGCTGGTAATGTTATTACTGGTACAGGATTTAATATTAAAATATTAGATAGTAGTAACAATCCAGTAAATAAAAAATTTACATTTAATGCGGTAGGATATGGTAAAGGGGTGTAATATGGAGGAAAGACTTTTTTAAATGAGCCAAGTTGCGGATTATAATATAGCTAATGCCTCTGGAGCTTCAGTCCGTAGTGACATGAACGCTGTTTTTGATGCAATAAAGACTCTTAATTCTGGCGGTACTGATCCTGCAAACCCAGAAGCTTTCATGCCTTATGTTGATACAGCAGATAGTAATAATTTAAAAATAAGAAACGCAGCTAATAATGGATTTACAACTGTAGGATCTGTCAATTCACCAAATTTAGGTCTGTTACTAAGATCAGGCGGTACAATGACAGGTCAAATATTGGGAGATGATGCTTCTGTTACTGGCAGTCCAGCATATGCTTTTGATAATGATTCAGATACAGGAATGTATAGGAAGAGTGCTAATGTAATAGGATTTTCGACTGCTGGTGTTGAAAGATTTTCGGTAGATAGTGCTGGAATTACATTATTTAACAGAAGAGATATAAGATTTAGCGAATCATCTAGTAACGGAACTAACTATATAGGACTACAAGCACCCTCGTCAGTAAGTTCTAATGTAATTTTTAATTTACCAGCATCAGACGGAGGTGCTGGTGAGTTTTTACAAACAGATGGATCAGGTAATTTAAGTTTTTCTATAGTTCAAGGAGTCCCTACTGGATCTGTTTTTGCAATGGCAGTTGCTTCTGTTCCTTCTGGATATTTGGAATGTAATGGAGCAGCAGTTAGCAGATCAACATATTCTGTTTTATTTGGTGTTATTGGTACGACTTATGGAAGTGGAAATGGTAGTTCAACATTCAATATTCCAGATTTACGAGGAGAATTTGTTAGAGGTTTTGATAATGGTAGAGGTGTAGATAGTGGAAGAAGCATTGCAACATCTCAAGGTAGTGCAAACGCATCTCACAATCACTCTATAAGTCTCTCTGGAACAACCAGTACTAAATCTTTAACAGGTCGTATAAGAAAAATATCAGAAGGTTTTAGGGCTAATGGTTCAGCAGAAGGTGTTTTTACAAAGAAAAGTGATGGAAATAACAACATAACAGGTGGTTCTTCTAATAGTGCTGTTGGTGGTGTTGAATTTGATGGTACACACAATCATACATTTTCTGCATCTGGAACTTCTGGAAGTCAAGGCTCAGAAGCAAGACCTCGTAACATAGCTATGATGTACATTATTAAGGTTTAATCATGGGAGTACAACCGGGGACATATAACATGACTGTGCAAAGAAGAGCAGATTTTTCTTTGCAATTACAATTTAAAGATTCAAGTGGTTCTGTCATAAATCTTACTGGTTTTACTGTATTTGCTCAATGTTGGGATGAGGGTAGAAATATTAAATTTGCTGATTTTGCAGTTGCTTATACAAATAGAGTTAATGGAATTATTGACATTTCTCTAACTGATGTTCAGACTGCTACGTTTGAAACTGATACTCTTTATTACGATGTTATGCTGCAAAGCTCAAACGGAAATCGAGAGTACTACCTTGAAGGTGTTATAACTATGTCAGAGGGTTATACTTCACCATGACTTCTGTTAACGTCACAACCAGTAAGAATACTGTTACTGTAAATGAAGGTGACGCAACAATTATTACTGTTGCTACAGCCGGGCCACAAGGCGCACAGTTTAGTAGTACTAATACTGGATTAATTGATTCTGGTAAAGTAAATAATTCTGTTATTTACTATGACTCTACTTCTGCTACATTTAAAGCA